CTGTAACCGGGTATGTTTCTAAACTTGAAAAAACAGTTCAAGAGCGAATTGCCAAACAAGTTGAAGAAACAAAGTCAGCTGAATTGTTTGGTGCCGCTTATGCGAAAACAGAAAAGCAAATTGCTGATGCATTTGGTATTGAGCTAAAGAAGTATGAAGCATTAGATAAAAAAGATAGGTTTAAGACTATTGTTTCGGACTTAAAGAATAGCCAGCTTGAAATGATTGAAAAGCTAAAACAAGAATATACTTCGGCAGATGCTCAAAAGCTTCAACAGCTTACACAGCAATTAGAACTTGCAAACGCAAAACTTACAGAAAAAGAAATGCTAATGCAACAAGCTATTAAAGAGGAACAGAGCAAATTTCAAAGCTACATTAAAAACCAGCAAATAGAAAAAGTTAGGGGTTCGCTTGTTGAATCTGTTAAGAATGCAAGATTGACACCAAAGGAAATGAGAGCAATATTTGAAGCCGAAGTTAGAGAACGTGGTTTTGATTTTGAAATTGACCCAGATAATAACATTTGGGTAAATAAAGATGGCAATCGTGTTAAACATCCAACTAAGCCAACAGAAAATTTAAAGTACGAAACACTATTTGAAATTGTAGCAGCTGAATATAGTTTTGAAAAACAAAGTCAGGGCAATACTACAAAATCATTTGAGATTGATGAAAAAACAAAAACAGGAATACATCCTGCACGTTTAAAATATATGCAGCAAAATGGTTTGATATAACTATAAAAAAATTATAAAATTTATTAAACAAAAGTATTTTATTTTTGCACTACGACCTCTCACAAATATAGGTGCTAAGGCACAGAAAAAAACAGAACGCAGGGCAGCGTGGAAATGCCTAAATAAAACTTTTTTTAATTCTAATAATTTACATTAAATGTCAACAATAAAATTAGCAGATGCGTGGAAAATTATAGACATATCGCTGAATAACAACAGCGGAATGCGCTCCATGCCATCTCCAAACATTGGGCTTTTGCAGTTGCTTGTTAGCAGCGCAAATAAAGCCGCTTCACAGGTTAAACTTGGTAACGTACAATCAGTTGATCAGGGTAACGGTAAAGTTTACAAAGTAGCACGTAGATTTTTTCCTCGTTTAACTCAATCACTTACCAACACAGTTGAATATTGTCCAACAAGTGGAGATATTGTTAAACCTTTGTATGATGAAGTAGAAATTACAAACAAAACTGCATCTTCAAAAATTAAAATTGACGATGACTTAATTCGTTGTATTAAAGAGGGACGTGCTGATTATCAAAACAGCTACGTTAATGAAGTACTAAGAAATCACATTAACAAACTCGGTAAAGAAGTTGCTACTGTTGTAGGTACAGGCGATTTTATCGGTTCTTTTGTTAAGTGCGATTGTGCTGACCCTGCTGTAACTTCTAAGTCTTTGCCTTTGTTTCTTGCTTCAGGTTTAGGCATCAACCCTGTTGGTGAGTCAATCCTTGATAGCGACAGAAAACAAGCTGAAATTGAGCAAATGCTTGTTCTTGTTGGTGGTACTTTGCTTGACCAATACAGAAAAGCACGTCAAATTGCAGCTGGCAATGACAACGGTTTTGATGCATCACTACTTGAAATCACTCGCTCAATTTACTACGATACTAACCTCCCTGCTGCATTGGGTAATCCTAATCAGATTATTGCAATGGCACCGGGTGCGCTTCAACTTGTAACTTACACTAAAAACAAAGGTGAGTTTACTTATGAGTTTGAAGACCAAATGAGAACTACTGTTGTTGACCCTTGGTTAGGACTTGAGCATGATGTTATTATGTCTTACGTTAAGTGTGAAGATGAAATTCAACTTTACATCCAATTCGTTACTAACTGGGCTGTTGTTGGTATGCCTAAGTGTTGGGCTGTTAATGACTGCTACTTCGATGGTGTACTTGACGTATTTAAATACGAAGTTGTTTGTGCTGACACAGGATATTGCGACATTGAACCAGCATGTGGCGAAGTTGGAACACCAACTATTACTGATGCTAAGTTCTGCGATTCTGCTGAAGGCTGTGACGATTTAGTTCCATAGATATATTTTCGGGGGCGGTTCGCCGCCCCTTTTTTAAATTAAAACAACATGGAAACACTTAAAAAAATTAACGAAGCAATAGCGATTATTCGAAAATATTATAACGCTGTTAGCATTCAAAGAACTGACAATGATAATGTAGTTTTTCTATTTGACTATATCAATAAGAAAAAAACTATCGGTTCGGTAATAGTTAATAAGGCTGTTGAAAAAGCAATGAAACGGCAAGACTTTCCACGTGAAGTTCTTTATTCAGAAGGTATGCTTTCGATAGCAACTGTTAAAATATATCAACCTGAACCCGAACCCGAAATAGAAAAAGAAATAGAAGAAACTGAAATAGTAGAAGAAACTATTATTGAAGAAAAACCAAAGAAACGAGGTAGAAAAAAACAATCTGATATAGATGCTGAATCTTAACACTCCTAATTGCTTAGATAATTATATTCTTTCATTAAACGGCTGTTATCCTGAAAATACAGTACCGACAAGCGGTTATTATTTAGAAAATCTTGAAGGATTAACTATAAATAATGTTGCAGCTGTTAGTAGTGAGGCATTAGTTTCTGCTACTGCAACAGTTCGAGAAAAGATGTATTTTGCTGCTGACATAGTTGAAAAGCGTTTAAAGGCCGTTTTAAATGCACGTGGCATAAAATTAAACACAATAGGTAATTTGTATAGTGTTTGTCAGGTTTCTAATATTTCTGATATGCCTGTGGCTGTAAATCGTGGTATTAAAATATCAAAGAAATGGATTAACAGCGCACAAAGTCGAATTTATGTCGATTCGGTTCGTTTTAAAAGTGCAGTTAATGCAAATTCAACGCTATTTGTTACCGATGAAATAGGAAATATTTTATTTCAGCAATCGGTTAGTATGACTGTTGATACTGAAATGACTGTTAGCATTAAAAAGTCATTCAAAGAAGACATCATTTTTATTACGATTGATAATACTAATGTAGAACCTTATCTATATTCATGCAATAAGGCATCTAACTGCATGCCTTGCAATGACATAGTATTGAGTGTAATAGGCTGGGATGGTGTTAATGAAGTACCGGGCGGTTATTTAGGGGCATGTGTACGTGTTGATTGTGTTGATACTGATATTATTTGTCAGTTTTTAGATAGGTTAGGCATGACAATTTTATATCAAACAGGCGTGCAGATTCTTAAAGAATGGGTTTCGCCTAACAACAGATTGAATTTAATTAAAACACATGGCAATGAGTGGGCAAATCTTAAAATTACTGAATGGGAAAATGCCAGCATTGAAGCATTAGATAATGAAATTGATAATATTATTCAGATATTAGAAACAGACCGTTTTTGTTATAGATGTGAACCTCGTTTGAGAATGTATCCAATGTTTCCCGGTTAGATATGAATGCAATAGCAAGACTTAAAATACTTTCAGAGGTTATTGCCAATGAAAATACGGCAAAGCGAATTTCACAGGCTGCCGCTTTTCAAGTCATTGCAGAATATAAGCAGCGTATTTTTTTTAATGGTTTAGATTCAACAGGAAATCCAATAGGTCAATATAGTGTAAATCCGTTTTATATAAATCCGCTTACTTTAACAACGGTTGCTGCTGATGGTGTTATACCTGAAGGTAAAAACGGTCAAAAAGTTTTTAAAAATGGCAATCCTCATAAAACTAAATATTTAACGCAAGGTTATAAACAGCTAAGACAATTAACGGATAGGCAATCCGACAAAGTAGATTTAAACTTTTCAGGTTCGTTATTTCAAAGCATTAAAGTTACTGAAAATTCAAATGTTAGTGCTGTTACTTATACTAATGATGAAATGGCAAATATAATGGAAGGTAACGAAGCACGTTTTAGTAAAGACATATCAACTGTTTCAGTAGATGAACGTGAACTTGGCGAAGAAGCCGCTCGAAACGAACTATTAGCAATACTTGAAGAAATAGATTCATTTTTATAATGTACGTAACACAAAACATAATAACCGAACTAATTAAGCAGATTGATGCGCAAATGCTTACTGTTAACGTTAATGTTAATGGTCAGGGTATTGCAGTCAAAGACATAGATAGTCAGGTTGTAACGTTGAATGTTACGCAAAATGGACATCGTAATTATGTGGGCATCTCAGACACCAAGGGAACGGGCTATTATATCCGTGTTAATGGTATTAGTTCCGAAACTCGAAAGGCAGGGAATACAAAAAGGGGAAGTTGTGGTATCGAACTTGATGTGCGTGTTCCATTTAAATTAGTTTTTTGGAACTTATGTGCTGACCCACGTATGTTATTAGATAGCGTTAAATTTGCGTTGTATGGTGCTAATTTAAAGGCCGTAAACTATGACTATTCGGTTGTTAATCCGCGTTTGTTCCCAGTATCTAATGAGATATTGCCATGGGTTGTTTATGCTAATGAAACAGGAAAAGATGCAAAGACATTGCAAAGTTTGATGCAAATAGTTAGTATTGATTTTGAATTAAGATATGATTTAGCACTAAATGAAAAGTGCAAACCATTCAAGATATGTTAAGAATCACAATGCCGCCATTTTCGCTACCTTGGGGTGTTTCGGGGCTTGGAATAAATAGCCCCGTTTTTTTAGAAAACTTGTAAATTTATATATATGGCTTGCTGTAATTGTTGTGAAAAAACGTTAAATTTGGGCTGCATTAACAGTTGTAATGCTGAATTAAATACTGGTATAATTGCAACTATTGCAGGGGTTTGGATATTGGAATTGAATTTTTCAAATGTAACTATTTATTACAGTTTTAATGCTGCTTTGTTTGATATTGTAATTTTTACACTTGAAAATCTTAATGAAAATTATACTTATACAGGACAAATAATTGACCCTGATGGAAATGTAGTAAAACTTTCTATTGATGGAATAGAGCATGATTGCATTGAATTTAGCACTAAAGTAGGATTATCGAATAATACAATAAACTTATAAGAAATGATAAATATAGTAAAACTTGCTAATGGTAATGTTGCTGTTTACGATTCAACATCAGGCGATTTTATTAACAGCTTAAATCCTGACATTGTAGAAATAGAATGCAATGTAAATGGCAGCGTTAAAGTAGAACAAGACAACGGCAGCGTTGAATATTTCGACCCTGCAAATGTTGCTAATACTCAGGTAGTACCAGCTGCCGCAATACCTTTTACAGGGGATTGTGCTGACCTTGCTGCATTGTTAGCAAGTGATTTTTTTTTTGTAGTTAGTGGCGGCGGTGGAACATCTGATTTAGCTACTGTTTTAGGTGTTGGAAATTCGGCTGGTGCTAATGATATTGATATGAATGGAAATGACATTCTAAATGTCAATGAAATTACATCAGGAGCAGATTTAATTTTAAATCCTGTAGGTTCTATTGATTGCAATGGCAAAACAATAAACATGACAGGCGGCGAAATTCATAATTGCGATTTAATACATTCGCAAAATAATACTGATATAGTAATTGAGGGTAAGGGAACAGGTGATATTATACTAAAAACAAATAGTGTTAATAGACTTACAATTACTGACGCTGGTATTTTTACAGGTTTGCCAGTAGAAATTCAACTTGCTGCATCGGATGAAACAACAGCCTTAACAACGGGAACAGCTAAAATGACATTTAGAATGCCTCACGCTATGACATTGACTTCGGTTCGTGCATCGCTTACAACGGCACAAACAAGCGGTTCAATTTTTACCGTTGACATAAATGAAACAGGTGTATCAATTTTAAGCACAAAGCTAACTATTGACAATACAGAAAAAACATCGGTAACGGCTGCAACTCCAGCGGTTATATCTGACACAGCATTAGCAGATGATGCCGAAATAACTATTGATATTGATCAAATCGGCGATGGAACTGCAAAAGGTTTAAAAATAACTTTAATCGGAACAAGATGATTATAAATCCTTACGTTTTTGGCGGTTTTGACCCCGATGCTCAGGCATTTATTACAGCAGCAGGCATAACAGATAATACGCAAAAGACTGCGATAAATACCTTAGTTTTATCTTTAAAGTCTAATAATATATGGACAAAAATGAAAGCTATTTATCCAATGGTTGGCGGTACTTCTACTTCTCACAAATGGAATTTAAAAGACCCTCAAGATACGAATGCAGCTTTCAGGTTAGTATTTTCAGGTGGTTGGACACATAGTTCTAATGGTGCAACTCCAAACGGTGTTAATGCCTATGCAGATACATTCTTAGTGCCTAATAGTGTTTTATCGCAAAATAGCACTCATATTTCTTATTATAGTAGAATAAATAGCAATTTAACTGAAATTGAAATTGGAGCATCAAACGGCCCAAATGCAACTGATAATAAATTAGTTTTAGAAATTAGAACAAGTGGAGTTACTTATTACAATATAAATTCAACTACTACTTATATTTCACACGCTGATACTGATTCAAGAGCTTTTTATATAGGTAATAGAACAGCATCAAATGTAGTAAATGGTTGGCGTAATAGTTCAAAACTTGCAACAGGCACAACAGCATCAACAACTCCATCAACTGCTAATGTTTATTTAGGTGCTTTCAATAGAGTGGGGTCAGTTGTTTTTTATTCAACAAAACAATGCGCTTTTGCATCAATCGGAGATGGCTTAACAGATACAGAAGCAGGTAATTTTTACACAGCGGTGCAAAATTTTAACACAAGCCTTTCCAGACAGGTTTAAACACTTAAACTATGACATACGTAGGACTATTAACAGAATCGCAAAAAGATAGCTTAGTCGGTCAGCTTTATGATGAGGACAGCTATTTTAATCCCATAACTGACCTGGACGAAAACTGGATTATTTCAGTTGAAGAAATGGAATTTTGTGACAATCCTGATTTTCAATGGGTAAAAACACTGCCTTTAATTGAATATAAACCAAAACCAATAGAACCATTTCCACCTGTAGAATAATATGCTATCCCTTATAACACTAACAATATTTACAGCCTTTGCAATTAAGTTTTTGCACTATTGTATCGGATCGCCTGTACAAGGTGAGTTCTATTCAGGGCGTATATTTTCAGCTTATGGAAGATTTATTTCTAAAAAATATAATCAGTTTGAAGCCAAAGAAAAAAAACGTGTTTGGGATAAATATTTAGAATGGAAAGAAAAGCGAAGTAGATATTTAGAAAAACAACTTGAAGGCAAAACAGCGGAGGAATCGGAAGTTATTTACAAAGATTTTTTACAACAAGTCGATATAGTTTATAAGGATGTCGAAAATAACATGAAAAATAATCCGTGGTCAATGGCTGGTGCGTGCCCTATTTGTTTTGGTACGTGGATTAGCTTGATAATATCACTTTTTTTTGTGATTTTTGTCATGTTACCTTGGTGGTCAATATTTATTTGCACACCAACGGCAGTTATTATCTCACGTTATATCAAAATTTATTAAATGGATTCCCTTACTTTGACCTCAGACACCCTTTTACTTGCTAAAGATTCGCTTAACTATTTTGTTAAAGTTTTGCCCGAAATTAAAAAGCAGCTTTTTATTTTAAAGCCGCTTATTATTTGCCTATCTTTTTTGCTGTTAGTGGATTTTATGACTGGTGTTCGTAAAGCTAAATCATTAGGAGAAAAAATACAATCAAAAGGATTTAGACGTACAATAAACAAAATGAATGATTATTGCTTAGCAATAATAAGTAGTCAGGTTTTTACTTGGATGCTAAGCCTTGAATTTACACTTAGTTACTATGTAGCTTTGTTTGTTTGCGGCATTGAACTAAAATCAATCTTTGAAAATGTTTCACAAACAACAGGTGTTGATATAATCGGTTACTTTAAAGGCTTTATTCCGAATCCTAAAGAAATTTTTAAAAAGAAATAGTCTGTTTTGTTTTGGTTTTCATGTGTTTTCAGGCCCCGAGTTAAATCGGGGTTTTCTATTTTAATATGCTAAGTATCTCATGTGTTTCGTACTTAATAATTGCTGCTACTTGAATTATTTTGTTTTGTTTGAAATATTCATCTGCATCATATTCTTTGCCATCTATATTGACTGTATTACGGTCATATAATGCAAATTCGCAATGCATTTTATACCTACTTGACATAATAGATTTAAACAAAAACAGCGGAATGTAATTTTCAGATTTTGGAAGCTGTTTGAGTAAGTCAAAGTTTATACACTTTGTGTGATTAGCGTAAACAATCCATACTGAAAAATCAGTAGGTATCATGCGCTGAATATCACATAAGGCATAACCTACTTCTCTATTAGGAAATTTACTAATATCAAAATTGAATAGCTTACTTACAGCTTCAACAACACAATTCATAATATTAAATTTACTATTAAAGCACCAATGCCATAACCTAAACCATAACACAAAGCTAAATAAATCCGCTGTTTATTGTTCTTAGCTTCGATTTGATATTTTAGGAATGGCAACCCTAAAAACGGCCCAATAAATGCCCAAAAAATCATTGCAGCCATATTTTTATCAGAAACAGCAGATATATAAAATGTACTGGCTATTTCAATAATTATAGCTGCAATGAATAAAATTATATATTTACTTTGCATTTTCTCGGTTAATCGCTACGTATGTAAGTTTTTTACACTCTTCGATATACCAATCAATCTGATTTACCGGAAGCATTACAGCCATTGCAATCAATTCAGCAATGCCAGCGACATTTTCAAAACTTACAGATGTTAATAATTCTCTATCTTCAGGTGTTGCAGACTTTTCAAAGTTATTGATAAAGCCATTGATTGAAGTTGACAAATTATTGAAACGGTTTTTCATTTCAAATCGCATCTTTTTAGGCTCGAATTGTGCAATGGCAAATTTAGCTGTATGCAATGCTCCGATTAAAAGCCAAATGTTTTGCGTTAGTTCGTTTACTTTGCGCTCACCAATTCTCTCAATCAGTGCCGCTTTTTTTTGTTCTGCTGTCATAGTTTTTGATTTTAAGTTCGTATTCATCAATTTTATCTTTTATAAATTCGCAAGATTGTTCAACGGTGTCATATTCAGGTTGATTTTCTTGCATCCAAAGTAAGGCAGCATAATAGCCTTTATAATACTCTAATTTCTGTTTTAAGCGATTCTTTTCGTAAAGTTTCATCTTAGTATTGTTTACCGTGTTTGTACGCGCGAGAGGCGTTATAATTCAATTTAGCTTTAATGTGAAAATCTAAGTCAATGTTAAACTTATGACTAAAATCTAAAATACGTATTATCGCATCCGCAATTTCATCTTCAACTGTGTCTTTTATGTTTTCTTTAAAAGTTTCTGTAGTAGGTATGTTTAAATAATTTATAACATTTTTATCATTACACCATTTGCCAGCTCGATCGGCTTCAATGGCTTCGGATAATTCGCAAACAGTAAGCATAACAACTTCTGTTAATTTGCGCTCTGATTCCCAAAAACCACGTGATTTATTACCCTCGTGTATTTCTTTTGCTAATTGGTTAAACATGTGTTTTCTATTTTATGTAAAATTTGACTAATTGATTATTGATTTTAACAGGCTTATTTTTCTTTATGCCTTTTGTAATCTTTGCTCGGCTAACATTAAAAAACCTGCAAGCGGATTCAATGCTGATAAAATTAGATGTTGATTCATCGCAAAAAACAGCCTTTATTTCAATATTTTGTTTTGGAATTTTGCCAATATTATCAATTTGATTTTTGCGCTTTTCAATGTAACTTAATACTGATTTTTCACAAACTAAGCCCTCAGTTTTTATGTAGCCTAATGATACAAAAACACTTTCATCATCAACAAATATTTCGGGTTTAACTTCAACTAAACTACCATTATTTATAAGTTGCCTGATACGTGTTTGGGCATAAGTTGGATTTTTATAACCATTCGGTTTGATTAAATCCATAGCTTGCTGAAATGTTAGATACATAAGTAATACTTGAAAAAAAACCGCCTGAACTTCAAAACAGGCGGCTCCCTAAAACCAAATTGATGAAAATTTATGACAACAAACAAAAATAATATAATTTTATTATAATTGCAAGTGCTATTTTCTAAAATGGTAAACCATCTTCAAAATTTGTTTGAGGTATTTCAACTATTTCAGCCTTTACTGATTCAACTTTTTGACCGCTGTTCATCTTTCGTGTGTAAGAAGCAATAATATCAGTATAATATTTGCCTTCGTGTTCCCGGTATTCTATTTTACCCTCAACGTATAAAGTATCGCCTTTTTCAGCTTTAAGCTCTGACCATAAAGTTACATTATGCCATTGTGTTTTCTGTTTCCATTCGCCATCTTTGTCTTTGTAGCTTTCAGATGTTGCAAGGCTAAATTTTGACATTTTTTTGTCATTGCCAACTGTTTTGATTTCGGGTTCTTTGCCAAGATTCCCAATTAAGGTTACTTTGTTAATCATCTTTGATGTGCTTTAATATTTATATTTGTTAATGAATGCCATTTAGGTTTTAACCTGCCTTTGCGCCAAATTTTCATATCATCAAAAAAGAAATTTGTAACGCTGCCAAGTTTGTAAATTTTAGTTTCACGTGTGCAAATAGCTTTATAAGTTCCATTATCGCAACGGTCAATTATGTACCATTCATCACATCTGACTGGATCATGAAAAAATTGGTAAAGCATAGCTAAAATTTTATCTTAATTCTAATTGAGCAGGTGAAAAGATATGCAGCATTCCATTATTTTCAAGTTCTGCAACAATTCTCAATTCGCCTTTTGTATTGTAAATTATGCCTACTACTATTCCATCAAATGAATAGCCTTTTGGCTTTTTTACTTTATCTCCGATTTTAAACATGGTTTTTGTGTTTTTAAAGTTTATTTATATTCAATAGTTACATTATAACCTAAATGCTCTAAAATCTGCCTTAAAATGCTTTCAGTATCTTGATTATGGCATTCAAGTTCAACGCCGTTAACCGTTGTTATTGTGCCGTAGTCATAGCAGCACCCATCGGAACAGGTGCTGTCATAATCTTCTAAGGTGATGTTAAGGTTTTTTGTAGGTTTCATTGTAGTATTCTTCAAAGTCTTTTTTATTATTGGTCAGTTTGCCAACCAACATTCAACACAAAGACTATCTCCAATATCATTCTTTATTTCACAGTTACACCTTTTGCAACGACAAACAGAACCTATAACATCAGGTTGACTCAATTTAGTTTGTGCTATTGTTTCTTTTTTATAGATTTCATTGTAATACAAATCAGCGTCATTATAAAGGCTTATATCTTTACCTGACAAATCATCATCTGCATCCCGATAACCTTGATTGTAAGCATCAATTATCTGCTGCTTTTCCATTTCGAGGGCTTGTTGAATTTCTTTTTTCCAAGCATTTGTATGTTCGCCACAAATTTGCTGAACTAACCATTCTACTGCTGTCTGTTTCATATTATTCATTTTTTAAATTGTTCAAACCATTTATTACAATGCTCTTCTTTTAAATCAAGTTCTGAAACTTGACTACTATATCCTATATTGAAACCTATTTTAAATGCTTTTTTTACTTCTTCCTCACTATACATTTTTTTTATTTGCTGCTCTTCAATTTCTTTGGCTTGTTCAATTATTTCATAAGCTAAATCAAGATATTCAATTCCATTATCTGTTAATTGGTTTATCAACCATTCTACTGCTGTCATACGTTATCTTTTTTATATACTGCATTATAATAAACTTCACCCATATTTGATTTGTAGTTCCATTCTACCGCTGCAATTATCTGCTGCTTTTCCATTTCGAGAGCTTCTTTGACAAACTCAGGTAAGCATCTAATTGAATGTATTTTGTCTGAATATACTATTTCAATCTTGCCAGTTTCAATTTGTTGAACTAACCATTCTATTGCTGTCTGTTTATCTTTCATTGTAGTTACCTATTTTTTGTTTTCCTGTAAACATTAGTGTAGCACCTACACCAATAAAAATGCCTGTTATTAAAGAAAATAGTATCATGGCTTAATAGTTTAAAAGGTCATCTAATTGATTGTGTATCATATTGTCAATATAAGCATCATAATCGCATTCATCTTGTTCGCTTAAACATTCTTGCAGTAAATCTTCAACTTCATCATAAGTCATATTAAGCATTATTGCAAGTTCATCTGTACTATATTCAGTATCATCTATTGCAGTGCTTAAAATCTCAAAATAAGCATCGGTATCGGGTTCCAATGGTACGCCGTATGTATCTCTTGAACCTCTGCAATATTCGTTATATTCGCCTGTAATAATTAATGTTTTGTCATTTGGCATTAAATACTCTGTTGTCGTTTTCATGTGATTTGGTTTTTATAGTTCAATTAAAAATGTTTTTCCGACTTCAAAAAGATGCTCAAAGCCTTTTTTATCCATGTCAGTATAAATACCGCATTCAAATATGCTGCCTAATCCGTTACAGCAAATCATACTGCCATAAATCATTCCAGAATCTGCACTCACTTCAATGTGAGTTTCTTGTAAGTTTTTAGATTCTTCAGAATCCCAATATTCAGCTAATAAAGCTAATTTTAAATCATTAATAGTTTTCATAATCTGTGTTTTTAAATATAGTGAAATAATAATTTACCGGTTAGTGATTGCAATTGTTCAATTTCTTCGTAAGTAATTTCAAAGCGTTCAATAATTGATTTTATGTCTTGTTCATCATTATCGGCTAATGCTATGTAAAGATTTAAAAGCATTGCAGAAATTTGCTCTGATGTGTACGCTTGGATAATTAAGCGATGGTAAATTTTAAATTTTTTCATTGTGTGAAGTTTTTTTGTTGTTAAAGTATAATATTTTGTCCGTTTTCAAACTTGTAAATGTTACCAGAAATAGCAATAGGAAAAACCTGTTTGCCATTAAGAAAAAACATTACTGTGTTTGTGATT